TCATCATGTATTCTCTGGATACCCATCCTGCTAGTATTCCTATCACTAATGATAAGAATGATACAGGTAGTGCGAGCACTAATACGATGTCTAAATCAGACATGTTACCTCTTGTACTTGACTTATTTATAGTAGTAATTTAATTATACTCGATTCTATGGTAAAAGTCAATCAAATTATTTTTTGTTCACGCAGATACTTAACTGCGTCAATACAACCACCTAAATTTTTATTATCTACAACCACTTGAGGAAAAGTAGAACCCTCACCAAACTGGTCATAAAATTCCTCTCTTGTGAAGTCTGTTCCTAGATCATAAACTCTATGTTGTAGTTTTGCTAACTGCATAACCTCTTTTATCTTGATGCAGTAAGGACATCCCTCTCTACTGTAAACAGTAAAATTCATATTTTTAGTAAAATTATATTTAGATTAGTCAAAAAAGAATATTTGAAATAGTCTTGAATCCGTCATACTCTGACCAAAGTATTGTGATGCAGCATGAATTGATTGAGCATCGAATATAAACAAACGGTTGAATACATTTCCTATACTATCGACCAGATCAAACTTTGTTGAATCATAATATCCACCTGTGAAGCACTCATCAATATTTCCATGCCTACTATTACGTATACCATTCTTATGTGCATATAGATTAGTTCCACATTGATATGGAGCATTTGGTGTTAAGTAAATCATCGCTGCCCAAGTTTGATAATCACAGTGATAAACTAAAGCATCTTCTGCGGTGCAATATTGAAATCTACCATTCATCCCATGATCTTCCCACTTAGTAATTTTGATTCCCATGATTCTTTCAAAGGACTCTTTAGTGCCTGGTGCAAAAAACTGCTCTTCAGTGCGAATGCCCTTATGATATTCTGGATTTGCTGAGAACTTTTGTTTGAGTGCAAACTCCCTTACAGCATGCGGATCTTTATAGAAATCATCAACAACCCATACTGTTTTATTAGATTTTACATTGATCGGTGATGGAATATATTTCATACTTGATTTGCTATCTGATGAAGTTGCTCACAATATTTACCTGAGTCATTATAATGTTCCATGTTTAAAAGAAAATTATACTCAGGGAAAGGTAACTTACGATCTGGACTCATCAATCTCTCTGTCTGCACCTTCATAGAATCAAAGTCACTTAGGTCTTTAAAACACTCTGCTTGAAGAACTATATGTTCGTTTCTTGCTGGAGCAAACTCCTCTGCTTTCATACCACAGTCAAGTGCCTTCTCATAATTACCACACAACTTAAACAGATCTCCCATAGCATACATTGCAAAGTAACCTAATTCATCTACACCACTTGCCTTTCCTGTCTCATGATAATTATGTCTAAAATTTATGTACTGTCCAAAATAGAATATAGATCTTCTAGCATATTCTTTTATATGATCCATACCTAAAGGATAATCTCCAAGTGTTGAATCGTAATAACTTTTTCCGATATACCAGAAATGATATGGATCTTCAAGAAGTTTGCCTGTTGGTACTTTTTGTTTCTCTAATTCAAGAGCATCAGTTAAAAATTTATTCATATCATCCCATGTCTCTCCGTCATTAGTAATGATATGTCTAAATCCACGATCTAATTGAAATCTTTGAAATACATCACCTCTCCCTTCAATGTATACACATTCATGTCTACGATCATGTTCAAATCTCCAAGGTATATTAGCATTCCACAACCACGTTCTATAGTATATGGAACCTGCACCAGTAGCGGTTACATTGAATGATTCAATATCCTTGTGGTCGAATATTGTCCAATCAAAATCATCATCGACTTCTAATTGTTCGTCAGCATCCATTCTAAGAATCCAATCACATCCATGATTAGATTTAAGTGCAGTTTGTAAAGTGTGATCTCTGTTAATACCAGGATAATCCCACTCATGATTGTAAGTGAAACCAGGTATATTTTTTTCTTTATAAAATTCTTCTATGATACTTTGTGTTTTATCAGATCCATTACATTGGATAACCCAATAATCAATATGCTTGTAAGAGGATTCAAGCATTCTTTTGATAACTCTTTCTTCGTTACCAACCATTGCATTCAAGCAGATTTTACAGTTCTTCATATCGAAAGTATACCAGGTAAACGTTTTTGATCTTTGATTGCAACCAACCATGCAGTTACAACAGGAATCTTGGGTTGCATCTCCCAAGTATCTAGACGGTAAGTTTGGAAGCGAATATCATGATTGCGAATGAATTGTGCTTTGTTGATGTCTGTATAATACCAAAAACTATGCTCGTTCCAGAAACTTACATGAGTTGGATCCTGCCATGCTCCACGACCATCAGTTGATGGAACTTCAATCATTGCCCATCCACCATGAGCAAGGACACGATGTATTTCTCTCATAGTTTTGATTGGATCACGAAGATGCTCTATAACATGACTAGCATTTAAAATTCCAACACTATTATCTTGAAGTGGAATGCCTTCATTTAAATCACAAGTAATGTCTGCACCCTCTTGATCTATAGTCAAATATCCTGGTCTAGGAAATAAACCACCACCCATATCAACCTTCAAAAGTCCACGTAGATTTGCATCTCTTTCAGCAAGTGCATATGCGTTTTCATTGAATAATCTTACAGTCTCAGTTTGTATTTTTTCATTTCTTTCTAACCAAGTATTATCTCCCGTGACTCTATAAATGTACAGTGGTTTCTTTACATGATGCATCTTAGTCACCATGTATGTTCTTATCATCAATTCGTGGTCATCACAGATACTCAGGTCTTCATTATGTCCACCTATCTGATGATAGATATCTTTTCTCCACGATCTAACATGATCTGGTGCGTACCATATAAATCCCAAACTATGACTTGAGGGTTCCCATGTTCTCATGGTAGTTAAAACTTTATCACGAAATTTATATGGATAATGAGTCCAACCATGATCTTCATTATATGGTACAAAAGTATCATCCCATATCGCAGCATCACTATAAGCAAACCCAACCTCTGGATCTTGATATGCTTTATTTAAAAGTTGAAGACACTTTGGATCTATCAAATCATCAGAGTCAACCTCAACTAAAACATCACCTGTTCCTTTATGAAAGGCATGATGTTTGTGATATCCTACATTCTTTGATGTGTTATCTGTCTCATATATTATGACTCTATCATCTTCTTCAAATTCTTTTGGTAAAAGATCTCTTTTAATATCGTTGTTCAACCAAAGAATCCACTCCCAGTTCGTGTATGTCTGTGCAAGAATACTATCATACAACTCCTGATGATAGGGAGTGTTTTTATGAGCAGGAGTAATTATACTAAATTTATGATTCATTCAAATACAATTATATAAAAGTATTATAGCACCTCCGTCAAGCTTTATCTATGTTAGTATTATGATGGTTTCGTTGGCCAAACTACATTTGTAAGTCTAAGGTGCTTAGATGCGACATTAATATCACCATCAAATGTTGGGTTAGGATATTTTGATGGAAGATCTCTAAGTTCCTGCCTATATGTTTTCCATGCTGTTTGTATAGATTCGGGAACATCAGGTGTTTGTGTCCAATCTGATTCTACCAGCATAGCATCTCTCTCCCTACGCAAAAATTTTAATGGAAATTCTGCTTCAATCTCTGCAATCTTATTATTAACTTCCGTTTCTGTTGGTTTTGGTATATCCTCAGAGTTCCATTGTAAATTATCGTATGTTTGTGCTCCATCCATACACCAACACGCATTTGGTGCAAGTTCAGATAATGCTTTGTGAATGCTCATCCCGAAACCTCCATTGCTGTAATAGTTGAAACTGTTCTTGTCGTTGTTGTAACTTGATCAGTATCATTATCTGATCTATTCAAAAATAATGTTGCAGATCCATTATCAGAATTATGTAATCTAACACCGTATGTAACAGCACTCGTTGTCGAAGGAGAATCTAAATAATTAAAATTTAATGGTTCTTCAACATTACTACTATCACTATCACCAGATCTCATAGTCATTCTTTGTCTACTACCAGCAGCATCACCTTGAACTATAATTGAACCATTTCTCACTAAAAATCCCTGCCACGCACCACAACAAACACCTCCCCAATATGAACTAGAACCATGTAGTGATATTAAAACTAAAACTTTACTATCACTTCTTGTTGGAGTGATTGCGACTTCTATCGCATTATTTGATCCAGTTGTATGTGCATTTAAACTTTCAGAGAAAACATCTGTTCTTACAGTTTGTTTTACTTGAATTATACCACCACCATTAAATGTGCCAGAGGTTAGTCCATCTCTTGGAACGATTCGATTGGTTCTTAATTCTGACATTATGCTGATATCTCCGTTAATGTAAGTGACGAACGTAGTTTAGGAAAATTACTATTACTCTGACCACGAGAGAGTGAACGATTAATATATGTTGGATAACCTGAATTACTTGTCAGTCCTTTTATCCTATATGTAATTGCAGATGTTGTACCTGCTGTATCTAAATATGAATAATAGGTAGGATTACATTGATAATCATTTGATTGATCTTCAAAAGTACCTTGCCTTACCATTATACTAGATTTATCACTGTAACTACCTTGAGATGCTCCTGTAATTACATTAGTATCATTACCTTTAAATAAACCAATATGTCCATCGTGATAATTTTCATGATATGCAAAAATATTTAATTCTATTCTTATTTTACTCGTCGAAAATTTTGGTGTAATTGTCGCTGTAAAAATTTCTGTTGGTGAAGAAGAGTTTGTATTTGTAATTGTTGCTTCAGTAGTAGTAGCTGCTTCTACAACCTGTATAATACCACCCCCACCACCAGTGGGAACACCACTAGTTGGGATTATTTTATCAACTCTTAATTCTGATGCCATGATTTATGAAGGTTCAGTTGGCCAAGTAACCGATGTTAAATCTAAATCATAATCAGAGTTTAACTTAGGTGTTGCACTTGCAGGTAAATCTCTAAGTGCCTGACGATATGTTTTCCATGCATCTGTTATTGTTAAATCTGATGATGCTCTCCAATCTGTCTTTGCAATTCTTTTATCTCTTTCAAGACGCAATAATCTCATTGGCTCTGCTGTATCAAGTGCTGCAATTTTATTTGTTACTTCTGTTTCTGTTGGTTTTGTCTGACCACTATCTAACCACTCAAGACCAGAGTAATCATCACCACGAACGAGCCACTGTGCTCCTGGTTTTAATTCTTGTAGTGCGTGGGTAACGTCGTACTTCATAATTATATTTTTAGTTATTTATAATCTAATTTACAATCTCTTGTGCGATAATATATGGAGAACCAGCAACCCCACCAATCTCCCTATGAAAGTATACGGTGTATCCACCACCTCTACATCTAACATACGCTTGATATCTTACAGTATCACCTGCTCCCATTGCACCAACAGAGGTATCAACTATCGAAGCACAATGTGGTTGCCAGTATCCACCAACATATTGAGCATCCCCATAATCTCTCTCAGTATAAGATTGACCATTTACTGATCTATAAATCAAAGTAACATCTTGTGCATTTTCATTATTACTATCACGACAACCACCAAAAACAAAAACATGTATTCTACTAGTTCCTGATGCACTACCATTAGGCATTTTTTTTACAAGTGCACTCGTTATGAGTCCTGTGGCTACCTGACTATCACTACTTGTAGAAAAAGTACTGCCCAAACTTCCGTAGGCATGTGAAATTATAGTTCCAGGTGGTGCCTGTGTTAGTCCAGTTGAATTACCAGAATAATTTGCACTTCCTCCTAAATTTAATGTTCCCATAATTCTCCTATACGATTACCCAAGTACCATCAAGTTTCATATTAGTATTTAGAGTTACTGGTCCTGCGTTAAGTGCGTTGATATCTGTAGAAATATAATAACCACCTGTCCTACTTAATGCACTACTGAATAGTAATGATCCATCACCAATATACAATCCAACTAATGAATGACCAGCACCAACTGGGTTTGATATGTTTGCACCATCTATATTATTAGTTTGAATACCAACACTACCACCATGATAAGAGTGTCCTGCAGACGTAATGTGAAGTCTTTCATCACTAGATGTACCATTAGATGTTCTGACAACAAACTTAGAAGTTGCTAATGTTGCACCAGAAGGAGTGCTTGAAGAACCCGTATTTACACTTGCACCAGTAAAGAATCCATTAGTAACATCAGCAAAACAAGAGGTTGAACTATATCCAGCTGAATATTTCACCCATATTTCACAACTAGACGCACTAGAATCATACTTATGAGCAACTCCAATAACACCTTGATGATAATCTGTATGACTATAAAAACTAGCATGTACTGCACTACCAGTAATAGATAGATATATTTTTGTTTCACCACCAGCAGGATTACCAGAGTTGTGAGTATTTGCTCCAAGAACCGTTATTGTTGCTCTTGCTGCAGCATCCACACCAGCACCAGCCCAAGTACCAACTTTCCACCAAGTGTCATTAACATTACCAATTGATTCTTGACCACCTACAGTTCCACGAGTAAATTTGGTTTGACCAACTGATGTGATGCGAAGTCTTTCAGTCATTGACCCACCAGAGGGTCTAGTACTAAATGTTAAAAGTCCTTCATTATTTGAATTATCAGCATAAATTCCTTTTATTTCACTTGTTCCTTGACCACCACCATCTAAAAATTGAATGGCCATTGAAGTATTTGCAGTCGTATTATTATTTTTTAACATCAAATATCCACCTACACCATTCACATCTCCTTCCAAAATCATATTTGCTTCACCACTATTCTGGACATGCAAATGAATACCACTATCTGGAGTTACATTTACTCCAAGTTGAGATCCATTGAAAAATAAATTTGATTCACCATTTAAATTAGTTCCACTTCCACCAGTGATTACTCGGTTGTCAGCATTGCCTGTTATCGTTGCTGATCCAGCAGCACCTTGAGCACCTGCAGCACCTTGAGCACCAGTCGCTCCTGAAGGACCTGTAGATCCTCCTGACCCTGTAGCACCTTGTGCACCAGTTGGTCCTGTCGCACCTTGAGCACCTGCAGCACCTTGTGCACCAGTAGATCCATTAGATCCAGCAGCACCTTGAGCACCAGCAGCACCCTGTGCACCTGTGTCTCCCTTATCACCAGTTCTAGCAAAAGTAATTAATATGTCTTCATTCGCACTGAATGGACTAGTTGCAGATGAGTCTACAGGACTAACTGTAATATCAAAATATCCAGTATTATCTGTTAGACTTGAGATTGTAAATAATAAGAATTGACTGGAATCTAATTTATTAGTGATCTTAACATGACCCTTGATAGTACTCGTAGAGTCATCAATTGTTTGTAGATAAGATGCTATATCAGTTCCATCTTCATCAGTATCGCAGATATAAATTCCTGTCGCAGCATTTTGTGTAGAGTTATCTAATCTTAAATCTCCTGCACCTGGATTTGCATTCGTAGTATTAGATTCAAAAGTATAATAGAATGTAGCACCACCAAAGTTTCCTTCAGCACCTTGTGCACCAGCACTTCCTGAAGATCCAGCAGATCCAGTAGCACCTTGAGAACCTGTTGCTCCCGTAGCACCTTGAGCACCAGTTGGACCTGTTGGTCCTGTCGCACCTTGAGCACCCTGTGCAGCAGTAGCACCTTGAGCACCAGTTGCTCCTGAAGGACCTGTGGGTCCAGTAGATCCTGTGGAACCCTGAGCACCTGTTGCACCTGTAGCACCTTGAGAACCTGTAGCACCAGTAGCACCTTGATGTCCTTGAGCACCTTGAGCACCTGTA